GACGTTGAAGACCCGGTTACCTTTATCCAGGATCGAGCCCGGCATGAACGTTTTGCCGCCGGTAATCGTTTGCTGGGTGCCTAGAGTGACTTCTCCAGGTTCGATGAGACCGGCGTCGATCTCAGAACCGCCGTGCGTTGTGAGAATCAGATGGTTTGTTTCGTCGATCTCTCCGCTGACTACTGAAGCTGCTTCGATTTCGAGCATCCGCGTCTTAGTCAGGCCTGTGATGGTGGCCATACTCCTCCTTTCTACGAAGAACTGACCGTGTAAGTTACGGCATCGGAATATGTCACAGTCGGGCTGTCCACTTGCCAAGAGGTTGCGTCGATGAAGCTGACGAGAAGATCCGGGCCAGTGATCGAGAACGAACCGTCGCCATTATCCGTAACGATGATGATCGCGTTATCGGTGAATATCTCGAAGAGCTCTTCTACGGTGGGTAGGCGCCCGCCCACCTCGTCATTTCCGTAGAGAATATCTTCGACGATCACCACTGCCTCAGGAGGCGCCGTGCGAGTGTCGATCATGAAGTGCGCGGTACGAGAATAGTTCTCAATGGCCGGAGCACGGGTCGTAACGGTCCAGCTGAAGTTTTCGGGGTCAACTGTATCGCCGATTGTAGTATTCGACTTAGCAGATGGTTCCGCCAAAGCGTTGTAGATCATATGGATTTTATAGCCGAAATCCGGACCGCTAACGTCGTTGCCGACTCTAGTCCGATACGACAACCCAAATGATCTTCTTCTTTGGTGCGTGATGTAGAACCCGTTGAGGGGCGCCGCCGTACCGTCACATGGCCCAAATTCTTCAGGGTATGTGTACGCCTCAATGACCGCGCCGAATTCTTCGTTGGCTGAGGTGTTTATGTACTTAAAGCCATCGTAATAGAAGGGCTTAGACTCCCCGCCCGAAGTCGTCTCCGCGATAGAGACCAAACCCGACCAAGCAACTCCCGGTTGAGTACCGACATAGAGAACGCCTCGATCGATGCCCGTTTCGTAGAAACGCTTTCCGATGTCGTCCCAAGTAAGCTTAGGCATGACATAAACCTCCTCTCAGCCAGCGGTCTTCAGCTGTTCTTTTCTCTGTTGGTTCAGAGTTCGGTTCCTTTGTGCAACCTCGGCAGCAGTCATCTTCTTCTCAGGAGCGTTCTTGAGGTTGCAGACCTTGATGAGGGTCAGTAGTTTATTGAAATGCCAATACTGGCATTCAAATGGAATGTTCAAAGTGATCATCCAGTAGTACACAAGCTCAGCCGTTATGGTTTCTGTTGCGCGTCTCTGGTTTGCCCCTTCGTTAAACCAGGTCCCAGTCCTTCGGGCGTTGATGTATGTGTTGATTTCCTGGATGTTTTCCTTTGACATTCTCAGAAAAACCCCCCGGGAGAAAATCGGGGTCAGAGTCATCGCTTCGACATACCAAAACCACTCTTCCGGAGTTTTTTCTTCCGAAGATAGGAACGGTTTCTCGAAATGAGACTCCCATTTTGACACTGAGGCCAGAGAGTGCTCAAGCAACACCGTATCGTCGCCTATGGTAAAGAACTTTTCCGTCTCGTTATCGTAGAACTCTTCGCCTTTGATGACGAGCTCAAGCACTCTCCGACCTCCTTTCTTGCTATGAGAACACGAACAGCCAGTCATCGTCCGTGACGGGCGGGAACTTGTAGCCGGGAGCGGGCTGCGCCGTGACGACCGTGTTGGCCGAGATGGGGCCGACCGTACCCGTGACGACAACTCCGTTGACCTTGTAGACCACGCCAGTGACCGACGGGATCGTGATGATGTCGGTGGTGTTGTTGTAGGTCGGAGGGGTCGGAGCAACCTCGGTGACCGTGCCAGCGAAGATGGCCAGAACGGCATCCGGAGCGGGAAGTGAAGGATCAGTGCCCGCCGTGCCGTGCAGGAGCTCCTCGAGAATTCCGAGAGCCGTCGCGTCGACCTTGGTGCTGTCGATGGTGATGCTGGCCGTCGGCTTGTAGCCGGTCACCGCGACAGGAGTGGTCGTGATCTCCCAGCTGAAGGTGATCGCTTCCGGGCTGTCGTTGATCGTGGCGTACGCCTTCTCGGAAGGAGACGCCTGTGCGCCGTAGATCAGGTGGAGCTTGTAGCCGTAGTCCGTACCGTCAAGGTCGTTGCCAACCCGGGTCCGATACGACAGGCCGAAGGACTTCCGGCTCTGCTGGCCGAGGGCAATGCCGACCTCCGGGGCCGCCGTACCGTCACACTGCCCGAATTCCTCCGGGTAGGTGTAGGCCTCGACAGTGCCGCCGAACTCCTCGGCGGACAGAAGGTTGAGGTACTTGATGTTGTCCGCGTACTGGGCGGTGGACTCCGCACCGGAAGGCGACTCGGTGACCGCAGTCAGACCGTTCCAAGCGAACCCGGTGTTGTACACACCGAGGTTGTCCGGGATGTACAGGACACCATAGTCGACGCCGGTCTCGTAAACACGCTCACCGACCTGGTCCCACATGAGCTTGGCCATGCGTATTTCTCCTCAGTAGTAGAGATCGAAAACGTCGTGGTTCAGATTGTTCTTTGTGTAATGTCGTCGAAATTCACACAAAGGCAAATTTAGAACCCCTTCGCGTATGGTGCTATCAGGATCTCGATCAATGACCGTCACCATATAGCGCCACGTGTGGTTGTACAGAATGTTACCGGCGCGCTTAGTGTCCGCATCATCCAGATGATAGACGATGCACGGATATGTCATCTGCACGTTGTTTGGAGGCTGGAAATATACGTCGTCAGTTCCCAGGACCTCCTCAAGGAGGCTCTGGAGCTGTGTACGTGGGGCCATTATAGACACCTCCCAACCTCAAGAGAAGCCGAGGGCTCTGCACTTCAACCTCTGAAACCTTCCACAGAGCCCCCGACCATCTTACGTAACGGATGGCATGAAAATGTTCAACGGCGTAAGCGTCCGCGACGATGCTGAGCGAGTTCCCGACAGAGAGATCATCGTTAAGATTCTCCCCCTCTCGGAGCTTCCGGGTGTTCCTGACGACATCGCCGTAGTACGTGAATTCGACAATGTCGTCAGACCACACGCCGGGAGCAGTCTCTACAGATTCGTCGTTGTAACCGATTTCACCATAGAACTTTGCCATCGGAGATACCGCCTATCAGGCAGTCGGGCGGGTGAAGGTCCACTGGTCTTCGGCGTTGGTGTCGAAGTAGTAACCGGTGGCCGCATCGGCGCGGACGGTCAGGCTCGCACCTTCCGCAAGAGCGGACTGAGCGCCGGCGGAGAGCGTGGCGTTGGTCAGGTCGTTCTTGTAGACGACGTTGGTCATGGTCGGGATCGTGATGACGCCGGTCGCGGGAACGAAGCTCGGTTCCGTCGGGTTCGCGAGGCGAACGGCGGTGGACTCCTGGCTGCGGATGATGAGAGCAGACTTGATCTTGACCAGCGCGCCGGAGATTCGAGTCTCCATGAGGTACTTGAGCTGGTTGTAGTCAATGTCGAAGTCGTCGAAGAGGTTGATCTCCCCGCCCTTGTCCGCACCCACGTTGTAGTCGCGGAGGTTCACGACGATGCCGATGAGGGTGGGCTCGGTCTCCATGGCCTCGACGGAGACGATGGACGAGACCCGCATGGCCGCAGCGAGCTCCTCGACGGTCTTCCACCGGCGCTGGAGGTTCCCGTCCTTCGACAGGAGCATCTCCGTGAGGACCTCCTCCGTGGTGTAGAAGGTCGGCATGCCGGTACCCTTGTAGAACCGTCGCGCCCGCAGCACCGCTTCGACGAGCTCGTTGTAGTCGCTGTTGGCGTCGAGTACGTTGACGTTGACCGTGGTCGCGTACAGCTCGTGGTCGTTCGCGATCGCCCGGATGCCGGCGCCGTCGGCCGCACCCATCGGGTCCTTGATCTTGGACGGGTCGTTCAGGCTGCGGCCGTCACCGAAGAGGATCGCGCGCGCGATCTCCTCCTCCAGCATCATGCGCATCTCGACCTTGAGCCAGGCCACCACGTCGAAGTCGGTGATGTCGACGACATCATCCCTGTCGAGCTGCTGCTTCTTGTAGATGGTGGTCGGAGTGGTGATGCGCTTGGTGACGCCGAACCACTCCTGCTCCTTGAAGTCGCCCTTGACGTAGCCGCGGGCCCGAGCCTCGTCGAGCGTGATGTCCGCGACGATCGTCTTGACCCTGGAGAACGGGCTGCGCTGGACTGCTCCGAGAACGCCGCTGACCCACTCCATCCGCCTCTGGTTGAACTCGGGGCGGTCGGCGAAGTTCTTGGCGTCCGGGAAGAGGACGTCGATGTTCTCGATGCCGTGCTTGATGGCGTAGGCCTCGACAGCTTCTTTGAGGGTGCCGCCCTTCATCGCGTCGGCGACGATGCCCTTCATGTCGTCGTGGGAGATGTAGACCCGGTCAGCCTCGGGCACGGCCTTGGTCTTGCTCTGCTCTTCGAACACGTTCATATCGGGTCCTTCCGGGTTTTCAGAGTGGGCGGCCGCGGCGCTCGGCGCCAATTCGAGCGTCTTCCCGATCATGTGGAGAACGAGATTCTGCTGCTGTTCGTTGAAGGTCGCGTAAATCTCCGCGAGTTTCGGGTCGTCGGTGAGTTCCTTGGTCGCGTGAACGAGATCGGGATCCTCAACGGCGTCGCCGGCATCTTTTGTAGATTCGGTCTCAACCTTGACGGGCTCTTCGGTGTGGACGATCTCAAGCCCGGTGTAAATCACGGCTTCGTCTTCGAGAACTTCGACGTCGTCCGCACTGTGCGCAACACGAACGTAGTCGATCAGAGCACCTGGGTTGGCTCCGGAGATCACCAGGCTGACCTCACGAATGGTCCCGTGAAGAACGCTCTTCGCCTTCTCAACCAACTGATTGGCGTAGATGGACATCGCACGGATGTCCTTGTGGGCGACGAGCTTCTTGGCGTTCTTGCCTTGCTCGGTGTCGTTGAAGTAACCGTGCCCGTAGACACCGTCTTCACGAGCCTCGAGCATCACATGACCAAGAACGTTGTTGGCGTCGGAATGCCCGTGCATCCAGACCATCGCGACGGCCTGGCCGTCCATGTGCTTGAATGCTTCAGCAGTGATGGTGCGGCCGTCACTGCACTTGAGTCCAGCCTTGGTCACATAACCGCTGAAATCTGCTTCCATTTTGACTGTCTCTCCTTACTTGCTTGTTGGGAGCGAGGCTTGAGACCCCGGACTGAGTCCGTTTCTTGGCGGCTTCTTTGCCGGAGGTTTAGCCTCGGCTCGCAGCTTAGCAATCTTGGCTCGGATCGCTTTGATCTTTGCCGTGATCTGCTTTATCTGCTCGGAGGGAGGATTCTTCTTTCGGTATTCCTTCGACCTCTTCGCAGCGTCAGATTTCTGCTTAGCGGTTTGCTTCGAAGGCTCGTTCTTCTTTTTGTCCGGTGAATCGCCCTTCTTGGACGACCCGCCGGTCTTCTTGACCAGATCAGCAAGAACTGCCTGAAGTCGTTCTAGGCGATTCTGGAGTTCAGCCAATCGAGCTTCGGTTGCCTTTCGACGTTCGGAAGCTGTCTTGTGAACTTGTTTTGGCTTAGCGGATTTACTGACGGTCGAAGAAGCTCGAGCCAGGTTTCCGTTCAGCTGTTTTGAACCTGACTTACGACCCGTCAGTTCACGGTTCTTGAGGTAATACTCTCGCCGTTTTACCGGGTCGTATTCGTGGAAGATCCGACCCTCAGGTGATTGCATTCTCATCAACCTCAAGGTCGTCAAAGATGCCACTGATGGTTGCGTCAAGCTCATCGAGCGCAGCTTGCATCGTTTCGTCAGAACCATCGTCCACGGGGACATCGGGTTCAACAACCAATGCCTCAGTAGGTTGGGGCATGTTGCTGTTCACTAGTAGATCGGCCTTCGGGTTCGAGTGAGGCTTGATTCCGAGAATGGCCCGAACTTCGTTCGCAGTAAGGATCTCGTTTCGAGTGAACTTGTCTGCGATTTCCGCGATGTCGTTGATCGGAACCAACTTGAACGGATCTCTGAAGTGCATTACCGACTGACCTTGCGTCCGGGCCGTCTTAGTCAGGAAGCTTCGCTTCATGGCTTCAGTGATAGCGGCAAGGAACGGTTCGATCGTGCGGTTGTTGTAGTTCAACATGGCCTGTTCGTTGGCCGTCCCATTCATGATCTCAGCAGTAAGACCAAGTTGGGTGTAGAGCATGGCGATCAAGTACTCGATCTGCTTGAGCAGGTTGTTCTCGACCGGCCGGTTGAGCTGAGTGATCTTCTCAGTTCCGTCGGTGTAAGCAATGCCGTACTGAGAGCCCTTGAGTTGGAACTCCAGATCGGTTCGACGCTGCTCAGCCTGAAGCCTGCGAGACTCCGACTTGATGACGTACGGAAGCTGGATGATCATGTCGAG